CAGGCCGAGGCCACCGCCCGCGACACGCCGAACTAAGCCGTGCCCGATCCGATCAAGCTGGCGCCGTTCGCGCCCGATACGGCCTCGGTCGACGCTGCGGTCTCGGCGGTCGCCACGAACGTGGTGCCGCGTTCGGACGGCTACGGCCCGGTCCTGGCGCCGGTACCGCTGTCGCTCGCCCTGCCGGCGGAGTGCCGCGGCGCCATCGCGGTGTTCTCCCCGACCTACAACTTCCCGATCTACGTCGCCGGCACGTCGAAGGGACTGTTCGTCTACAAGACGACGGATCAGGCGTGGCACGAGGTGACGAACCCGAACACCTCCTACAGCGTGCCGCCGGGGGACTACTGGTCCTTCGCGATCTACGGCACCCTGCTGCTCGCCTGCTCGGCCGGCACCCCGGTCCAGAAGGCCACCATCGACGTCATCCAGGCCGGGACGCAGCCGTTCGCGGACCTCGGCGGCAACCCGCCCCGGGCCCGGCACATGGGCGTTGTCGGCGACTTCCTGGTGCTGGCAGGCCTTCCGGACACCCCGCAGTCGGTGCGCTGGTCGAACAGCGGCAACATCGAGCAGTGGCCGCTCGGCCAGCTCGACCAGGAGGGCGACGACCAGCAGCTCCCCGACGGCGGCGCCGTGACCGGCTTCGCGGGCGGCGAGTATGGCGTGATCTTCCAGGAGCGGGCGATCCGGCGCATGACGCTGAGCCCGGATTCCGGGAACGTGTTCGACTGCTCGGTGCTCGAGGAGAACCGCGGCGCGGTGGCGCCCTGGTGCATCGCCAAGGTCGGGCCGCGCATCTTCTTCCTCGACCGCGATGGCTTCTATGCCCTGGTGATCGGCGGCGGCCCCTCGCAGCCGATCGGCGCCGAGCGGGTGAACCGGTTCTTCCAGGGGCGCGTCGATCCGGAGCGGGTCGGCATGACGGTGGCGTTCCGCGACCCGACCGGCGAGCGGATCCTGTTCGCCTACCGGCTCGCCGGCACCGACGCCTCGGACCCGTCCCTGCTGGGCGAGGCCCTCCTGTACGACTGGCTGCTCGACCGCTGGTCGTTCATCAACACCCCGATCCGCTTCGGCATGTCGGCGGCGACGCCGGACACCTCGGTCGACAGCATCGAGGGGTCGATCGATGACCCGGCCCAGCCCTCGCTCGACGACCCGATGTACCAGGGCGGCGCGACGCTGCTCGCGGTCATGACGACCGATAACCGCCTCGCCGTGCTCGACGGGGCGCCGCTCGAGGCGGTGGTGCAGACCCCCGACGCCATGCTGGCGCGGCCGAACCGGGCGTTCGTGCGGGCGGCCCGTGTCGACACAGATGCCGACGACTGGCGCCTGACCCTGGGCGTCCGCGAGAGCCTCGGCGCCTCGACCGCCGTCCGCTGGCTCAGCGAGGCCGCGCCGACCGTCGAGCGGTTCGCGCCGGCGCGCGCCTCGGGCCGGTACCACCGCGCCCGGGTGCGGATCCCGGCTGGCACGACTTGGTCCTACGTCTCGGCGATCGAGCCGGACGCCACGGCGGAGGGGGCCCGATGAACGTCCCCGGCCGGAACGAGAAGGACCTGTCGCTCTTCAGCCGCGCGATCGACGACCTCGCGCGCGGCGCCACCAACGCGATCGCGTCGAGCACCTTCACCCTCGCCAACGGGGTCTCGCGCACCGTCGTGCCTTGCGAGAACTGCGGTCCGGGCGCCCTGCCGCGCTGGGTGCCAATCACGGAGTCCGCGTCGAAGGCGCAGCTCTGGCTCGTCTCGGCCGACCGCCGCAGCTTCACCGTCGGCCACGATCTGAACCCGGCCACGGACCGCACCTTCCGCTTCGAGATGCGCCGGGCCTGATGCGCCTCCAGCCCCTGTCGATGCCGCTCGCGCCTGACCTCGCCGAGCGCGTCGAGGCGTGCCTGGGCGCCGCCTGCGCCCTGCCCCGCTGCGACCTGACCGTGGCTGGGCTGCTGGCGGCCTGCGCTGCCGGGCAGGCTCAGCTCGTCGGGATCTTCGAGGGCGACCGGTTCGTAGCGGCGGGCGTGACGCAGGTCCGCCAGCACCGCGGCGGCCGCCTGTCCTGTTGGGTGCTGTCGCTCGGCGGCCGCGCGGCCGGCCCGTGGGGCGCCGTCATCGCCGCCGTCGAGCGCGGCGCGGCCCGGCTCGGCTGCACCACCGTCGAGTTCGTCGGCCGCCGCGGCTGGGCCCGCGTGCTGCCGGATTACACCGCCGCGCCCTGCGAGCTCGGCCACCACTTCACCAAGCGCATCGGGGCCTGACATGGGCGGCGGCACCAAGACCCAGACCACGGTCCAGCAGCAGAACAACGACCCGTGGGCGCCGGCACAGCCCGCGCTCCAGGGCGTGCTCGCCGGCGCGACCGCGGCGTACAACTCGGGCGTCGGCTCGCAGGTCTACACCGGCCCGCGCTATGCTGGTCTGGGCGACACCTCGCTGGCCTCGCTGGACATGATCGCCGGCAACGCCAACGCCGGCCAGGGTGCGGCCAAGGCCGGCGACAGCTTCCTGACCGGGCTGCTGTCGAATGGCGGCAGCACCTCGGGCATCCAGGCCGCGCTCTCGGGCCTCGACAGCATCGGAAAGATCGATTCGTCGCGGGTGAGCCAGCTCGCCGACACGATGGCCGACCCGAACAACCTCGCCTACTCGACGGCGCGGGCGCTCACCCGGGGCGACTATAACCTCTCGACCGACGGCTACACCGGCCTGCTCAACGGGCTGTCCGGGCAGACGCAGACGGAGAAGTCGCTGCAGGACGCCGCCGACGGCAAGTTCCTCGGGGGCGCGAACCCGTACCTCGACGCGGTGATCGGGCGGAGCCAGGGCGAGGCGGCCTCGAAGATCGCCCAGTCCATGGGCGCGGCCGGCCGCAGCGGCTCGGGGCGCTATGCCGCGACGATCGCCGACTCCCTCGGCGCGATCGGCACGCATGCGCGGTACACGGACTACGACAACGAGCGCACCCGGCAGATGCAGGCGGCCACGGCGATCGACAGCTCGCGCAACGCCCGGACCAGCCTCCAGCAGGGCCTCTACGGGTCGATCAACAACGCCGAGCAGGTGAACGCCGGCCTCGCGCTGTCCGGAGCCGGCCTCTACAACGACACGAACTCGACCGCGCTGACGGGCGCGAACTCGCTGGCGAGCCTGGATAACCAGAACATCCAGAACGCCATGCAGACGTCGTCGCTGAAGCTTTCGGCGGCGCAGGCGGACCGCGCCGCGGCGATGGCCGGCCTGGGCATGATCGGGCAGAACATCGACAACCTCCAGCGTCCCGGGCTGACCCTGGCCGGTGTCGGCGCCGCCCTCGATGCGGACCGCCAGGCCCAGCTCGACGCCGCGCAGGAGCAGTTCGCCGACCAGCAGGCCTCGCCCTGGAAGCAACTCGGCCTCTACGCCGGCATCGTCGACCCGATCGCGGGTCTCGGCGGCTCCTCGAGCGGCACGTCGGTCCAGAAGATCCCGCAGCCGGGCGTGCTCCAGCAGCTGCTCGGTGGCGGTCTGGCCATCGCCGGCACCGCCTCGAAGTTCATCGGCAAGTAGGAGCGCGTCGTGTCCGCAGGTCTCGCGCCGTTCGGCGCCCTCTCCCCGGCCGACATCGCCCGGCTGATGCAGCAGACGCGGCCGCAGATGGACGTCTCGGCCGATGACGTGCCGGCGGCCGTCCCGCCCGGCTTCACTGGCTTCGTGCCTCCGACCGCCCCGACCATGCAGCCGCAGATCGCCGCCGCGGTACCGGCCGTCGAGCCCGAGGCGCCCGCCCGCGCGCCGCTGCGTATGTTCGGCGCGCTGCCGCCGCAGATGTCGGCGCCCGTGGCCGCGGAGCCGGAGCGGTCGCCGCTGCCCAGCCTCGTCGGGTCGCGCGCGCCCGCCCTTCCGGTAGGCGCGCCGGCCGCCCCGCGCGGCGGAGATGATGCGCCGGCCGCGCCCGCGGCCGCCCGCCCGCTGAGTTTTGGCAGCCTGCCGGCGCCCGCCGCACCGGCGACGACCGGCTCCACGGCCGCCCCTGCCGCGCCTGCGCCGGCCGCTCCCGCAGCGGAGCCGTCGCTCCTCGACCGCATCGGCGACGGACTGCGAAATCTCAACGCGAACGGGGGCGGCGACCTGCTGACCTCGCTCGGCATCGGCCTCATGTCGACGCCCGGCTTCGGCCGCGGCGCGGCGGCGGGGCTCAAGGCCTACCAGGACAACGAGGGGAAGCGCGCCGCCTCCGATCTCGCCCGGGCCGAGTTCGGCCTGAAGGTCCGGAAGGAGACGCAGGAGCAGCGCCAGCTCGCCGGCAACGCGCAGTACGTCACGAGCAAGATCCCCGGCATCAGCCCGGAGCAGGCCCTGACCCTCGGCGGCAACTCGACCTTCATGAACGAGCTGTTCAAGGGCGTCCTGCCGCCGGCCGAGCTGTACAAGCAGTACACCGACGACAAGGGGAACATCTGGAACCAGAACGCCCGAACCGGGCAGGCGACGGTCGCGCTGAAGGCGGACGACGACAAGACCGTGACCCCGGTCCCAGAGGCCGACCGGGTAGCGCTCGGCCTGCCCGCCGGTTCCTACCAGAAGGACGCCAACGGCAAGATCAGCCCCATCAACGCGACCGGCACCACCATCAACATGGGTGCCGAGAAGGCGCAGGATGCGACCGTGGGCAAGGCGTACGGCGACTATCAGGTCGACCTCGCCACGAAGGGCCGGAACGCCGGGAACACCCTCAACAGCCTCGCCCTCATGGAGCAGGCCGCCCGCAGCCCGAACTTCTACTCCGGCACGGGTGCCGAGACGGTGAAGCGAGCGAACCAGTTCCTCGTCGCCATGGGTGTGAAGGACGCGAACTACACCAAGCCGACCGAGGTGTTCGACGCCCTCTCCAACAAGGTCGTGCTCGACGGTCTCGGCGGCTCGCTCGGCCCCGGCATCTCGAACACCGACCGCGACTATATCGGCCGGACCGCGCCGACCCTGGCCCAGAGCCAGGCCGGCAACCTCGAACTCATCGCGATCGCCCGCTCGCTCGCGCAGCGGCAGCAGGCGGTGGCGAAGTTGGCCCGGGACTATGCGGCGAACAACGGTGGCCGCTTGGATTCCGGCTTCGACCAGAAGCTCGAGGAGTATGCCGGGGCCAACCCGCTGTTCCCGGCCGCGCAGGCGTCCGCGACGCAGCGGTCCGATGGCGCCACCGGCGCGAACGGTCCCGGCGGCCTCGCTGCCCCGCGCACCCAGGCCGACTTCGATGCTCTGCCGAAGGGGGCGATGTACGTCGACCCCGCCGATGGCCGCCGCTACCGGAAGAACTGATCCATGGCCGGACCCCGCTTCAGCGGCACGCTCGTCGAGGATGATGCGGCGCCGGCCCCGGCCGGCCCGCGGTTCTCGGGAGCGCTCGTCGAGGACGACGCCCCAGCTGCCGGCCTGCCCGGCGATGCCACTGCCGCGATCGGCCGCGGTCTGGTCGACGGCGTGCCCGTCGTCGGGCCGTACCTGCTCGGCGGTCTGAACCGGGTGGCGGCGGGCGTCCGCGCGCTGAAGAACGACAGCCGGTACAGCGACGAGCTGAAGGCGGTCGAGGACTTCGGGCAACGGACTGCGACCGAGCATCCCTATGCGAGCGGTGCCGGTGAGATCCTCGGCGGCGTGCTCGGGACGGCTCCTCTAGTCGCTGCAGCTCCCGCTGCGTTCGGCGCGTCGGGAGCGGCGCTTCCCGCGCGGATGATCGCATCAGCGGGCTCCGGTGCCGCGCTTGGTGTCGCCGATGCCGCGGTTCGATCCGATGGTGACGCCGATGCAATTAAGTTTGCGGCCGGCCTTGGGGCCGGTCTCGGCGCTGCTGGTCCTGCCGCTGGCCGTCTCGCCGGCAAGGTGGTCTCTGTCGTCACCGGTGGCGGTCGCGGCCAGGGCGTCGTGCGCGAGGCGCTGGAAGGCCTCGACGAGAAGGATCTGGAAGCCGCGCAGCATCTGATCCGGCAGGCTCGGGATCTTCCGGGCGGCGGCGTGCCGCTGTCGCTCGACGAGGCGCTGAACGCCGCGACCGGCGGCCGCGCGGTGCGCGCGTCGCAACTCGCGCGGGTAGTGGCCAATTCCGGCGGCGATGGCGGCCGCGTCATGAATGAGTTCTACGCGGCACGCCCGGCTGCAATCGACAACGTGGGCCGCGAGGCCTTCGAGCGCCTCGCTCCGATGCCGGAGGCACCGTCGACGCTCGGCCCTCAGATCCAGGAAGCCGCTCGCGCAGGCATGGCTCAGACGCCGGAGGGGGTGGCGTTCTCGGCTGCGCGCTCGGCCACCGGTCCCCGGGTGACGCCCGAGCAGGCCGGCCAGACGATCCAGGGTGAGCTCTCCGGGATCCGCGGCGGCCTCGAGGCGACGCGGAAGACGGCGAGCGACCCGCTGTACGAGGCCGCGCGTAACGCCCCGGAGCGCGCCGGCATTGAGCGAATGATCACCGTCGAGCGTCCGGGCGAACCCATCGTGACGCCGCAGGCCTACTCGCGCCCGCAGTTCACCGACGCGGCGCCGCGCCCGCTAGAAGCCTTCGTGCGTCCGGATGCCGAGGCCGCCGCAGCCGGGCCGGAGAGCCTCGCGCGCTTCATCGCGCGCAACGGCGGCATCCGGCTTGATGGCGATGTCGCCGCGACCGACCTGCACCGGTTCAACATCCCAGGGCAGGGCAACGTCGCCCGCCCGACCGGAAAGGGGATCGACGACTTCTGGCGCGAGCGGCTGATCGAGGAGGGGTACTTCCGGCCCGACGCCGATGGCGGCATGGCGCGGGACATCTCGTCCGAGCTCCTGCGCAAGCTCCAGAACGAGCAGCGCGGCTTCCCCTCCTACCCGCTCGGCACGACCCGGGGCGCCGGCGGCGCGCCGACGGCAGGTCAGCTCGCCGACGATTACAGCCAGGCGGTGTCGCTGGCGAACAGCCGCCTCCGCGAGGACCTGGGCAAGGTCGGGATCGACGCGAGCACGCTGCACCCTGACGTCCGCGACAGAGTGATCGGGTCGCTGGTGCGCGGCCAGCACGCCGATCCGCTCGACGCCTTCGAGGCTGTCGTCGGTGCTATGCGCGAGCCGCCCGCGCCCCTCGTGAAGTCGACGACGATCCAGGAGCAGATCCCGGATGTACGGTTCGGGCAGGTGAACCCGCAGCCCGGCATCGCCTCGATCGACGGCCTGCTGCAGACGGCAAAGGGCGATGTGCGCTCCGGTCTCCAGGCCGCGCGCCGCAACCTGTTCGAGGGGTCTAACCCGGACGGGGCGGTCGACATGACCGTGGCGGGCAATCTTCGCGCTCGCGAACGGCTCGACCAGGACGTGCGGTCCGCCATCGAGATCGGAGATGGCACGAAGGCTCGCGACCTGACGATCGCGCGCCAGGGCATCGACCGCGGGCTCAAGGACGTGCCCGAGGTGGCGGCAGCCGACGAGGTGTTCGCGCGCCATTCCGTGCCGCTCGAGCCCTACACCCGTCCGAACGCGCCGCTCGGGCGCGCCACGGATCGGTTCGAGACGCCGGCCGGCGACGGCCCGTTCCGGATGCCGGCCGAACAGGTGCCCGGCACCTTCACGGGCGCGACCGCCGCCCGCGATCTGCTCGCCCAGCCTGCGCCCCTCTCGCGCGAGGCCCTGGAACGGTATGTGACGACCCAGATCATGGATCGTGCCGCCGGCGCCGAGGGCAACCTCTCTGCCGAGGCGATGCGCACCGCGATGCGCAAGCATGCCGACGTCCTGGATCAGCTTCCGGGCGTTCGCGATCGTCTCTCCAACTTGGTGCTGGCTCGCGAGGGCCTCGCGCGGGTCGAAGCCTCGCCGCTTGGCCAGCTCGCGCGGTCACCCGATGTCGGCAACGCCGTGCGGACGCTGTTCAATCCGAACCCGGCGCCCGGCAGTCATGCCGAGGTGGCCTCCGCCATGCAGGCGCTGGCGGCCAATCGCCCGCAGCAGTCACGCGAGCTTTCGCGGACCTACCTGGAGACCGTGTTCAACGAAGCGACCCAGCAGACCAAGGGGCTCGCCTCGCAGTACGGTGGCGCGGGCTTCGCGTCCGCGATCCGGGGCAACGCCCAGCAGCGGCACAACCTCGAAGCCGTGATGCGCGCCTTGCCGGAGGGCGAGATCCGGTGGTCGGCGCTCGACAAGCTGCTCACCACCCTGGAGGCGACCGGCTATCGCCCGAACAAGGGCAGCGACACGGCCTTCAACGCCGCGATCCAGGAGCGTCTCAAGAACGGGACCCCGGTGGCGGCGGCGATTTCGGATGCCGTAACCGGTGCGGTGGCGGGTGGAACGGCGGCAGGGCCGTTCGGCGCAGCGGCTGGCGGCTTGGTCGGCGTCCGCAGGGCTGCTGCCAACGCCCTCGGCGATCGATCCCGGGATATGAACAATGCGGCCATCGCCCGGATCTTCACCGATCCGCAGGCGGTACCGGATCTACGGGCGCTGGCGAAGTCGGCTCCAGGCAGCAAGAACGCGGAGCTGTTCACGCACCGGCTCCTGACGCTCGCGAATGGCGGCGCTGCTCCGCTGCGGCAGTGAGCGGCGGCGCGGTAGGAGCGGCTTCATCCGGCCGGTCGAGTCGCGTGGCCAGAAGCCGTAGACCCCGCCTATGATCGCGAGGGCGATCACTACGGTGGTCCAGGTCGATGCTCCGACGGCGTGGTCCATCCATCGGTTGAACGGGGGCAGGATCACGTACAGCACCGCCCGCACGGCGAGCATGATGCCGACGAACAGGACGAGCGCGAGCAGGATCTGGGGCCAGCGGGGCATGGCCTAGCGCCAGTGAAGCTCGGCATGGAACCGCACGTTCTTAAGTGTGGTGCCAGCAGTAGAGCCGCCGATCTTCACGGTCGCGCGGTTGCCAGGCTTGGGGCCGATATGTGCGACCGCACCCGGATACGTACTCGCGACCCAATTCCTGCAGGCGGTCGAGTCTTTTGTCGGTATGGTGAAGCTCTTCTTCATCGGCCCCGTATAGCACGGTGCCGAGCCAGGGTTGAGTCGTCACGCCACGACAAAAATCTCGAGCGTTAAGACGATCTCCGGTCAGCAGGTCATCACGCTTCTTCGTCCCGGTGCTCGGACCGGTATCCCCGCGCGGCCCGCACGACGATCGCCACGAAGCTGACGGCCAGCACCAGGACGAGCGCCTCGTAGCTCTCGCGCTCCATCCCCTTCGGCAGGTGGCGCGCGATGGCACGCACGATGCCCACGGCGAGCGCGACCAGCGTGACGAGGCCAAGGGCGAATTGGAGCCAGCGGGGCATAGCGTCGGCATATCACGACGCCAGCCTCCGGTCCGCCTACCAGAACTGAAGTAGCAACAATCATTCTTCATCCAAGGGATTAGCTCGGATAAAGCGCAGGACCTTCAGTCCGAATGCGGTAGGGACGATCCAACGCCCCTGGCACTCGCTGCAGCGCACCCAACCACCTTGGATGTTTCGCCCTCGCGCGCCCTGACAACTAGGGCACGATCTGTCCAGCTCTGGTTCGTTGCCATCGCAACCTCCCACGTCTACCTGATTAGGGCTTATCTGCATCTAACCCATCCACAAATCGGAGCAGACCAAATCCAACATTAATGCAAGACGTTACACTGGCGCAAACAATATGACCGTCGATCGGATACGGCTGGCCAACAGAAATATTTTTAGCCCATGGAAACGCGCCACTTTTGTCGATAAATTCTCGATCTATTATGCCGCCCGTGTGGGCGTACAGATGGCGCATCTGCTCGACGGCCACAATATGGTTTCCGTCGCCGTCGAAAATGCTTACTATGTCATCGCCAAATGCCGCCTTATAATTGTTCTTGATATCATTGAGGCTAATGAAATTAACTTTTCTCGTCTGCTTGAGAATTGATCCCAGCCTATTTGTAAGATCGGTCCCTCCGCCGATAATATCTAGCAACTTGATCTGCCGTTCCGGATTTTTTTCGAGCCATCGCTTCGCATACGCAGGATTTGAGTCGAGCGCCTCGACCCACAGATCTGCTGCCATGCTTTCAAATGCAACGTAGGCATTAGACAGCATGGCACTCAAAATAGACTCGATGCCATCTAAGAAATAGCCTTCGCTTTCGCGTGGCATCGCGGCGATCGCATCTGGGTGCTGCAACGCCTTGACCAAGTCGATAATGAGCTGCGATCCAAGGCCCCAAGCTTGATGAGGGCCAGTTGGATCGTCCATTATTCTTGGCATGTATATCTCAAGCCATGCCTCCCAGGCCTTATTGACCAATCCAGATGATGTAATGCGTCCAGACTTGAATTCTTCTTTGTGAACATGGCTTATTTGACCGTACAATTCGCCAATACCAAATACCAATGCCGATAAATCAACCGGCATATTTCCAAGATGCACTATTTTATTTAGGCTTCTCGCGAATGACTCACCGATTGGCCTGTAATTGTGAGACTTGATTTCGGCAGCATAGGTGCGGTAATCGCGCGGAAAACGTGATGCTATGTCGAAAGCATAATCTCGTCCTTGCGATACTAGACGACCAGTTTCGTTAGAGGGCATATTGGCTTATCCATCGGTTGAGTCGCATCTCCGAGGATGACGGGGCCGGGCCGCTTCCACAAGCGCCCGGCCCACCCCTTGACCCGACGGGCGAACCGCGGGAATAAGCAATCGTCCGCAGCGCTGCGCGCCGGACCCTGAAAGCCGCTCCGCAAGGGCGGCTTTTGTCGTTTCAGGACCGCCCCCATGCCGACTGCCGCAGACCGCGACGCGCTGATCGCCAGCGCGCAGCGCATCGGCGCGGACCCGCTCGACCTGGCGACCGTGATGTCGTTCGAGAGCGGGTTCAGCCCTTCGATCCGGGGCGGCTCGGGTAATCGGCACATCGGCCTAATCCAGTTCGGGCCGACCGAGCAGCAGCAATACGGCGCGAGCCAGGACCAGAGCTTCGCCGACCAGCTTCCCGCCGTCGAGCGCTACCTGACCGACCGCGGCTTCAAGCCCGGCATGGGGATGCTCGACC